ACCACGATAATTTTATTATCGTGGTTTTTTGGCCATAATCGTAAATTCCTGGAAGTATGTTAAATTTAATTTTCGCGCAAAGTTTAACAGGTTTTAACAAAACCCGGCATGGGGAAAAAATTCCCCAGGAGTGCCGCTCTTTATAGTCTCCCTACAACTAGTCGCTCAGTTTTAGACCTGTGCAAAACATTATTTGGTTAATTCAAATGTAACCGCTACCTTTGTTCTATGAAAATGATTTGCCGCCTTTAATCGCTGGATACCTCGGGAACGAAAGCGATGTTAATCGTAAAGTACCTGATTTGGAAAAAGCAATTAACGGACTACTTGGCGGTATCTTTTCATAGCTCATTGATATTTTTTCTTTTGTGGGATAAATGCCTTTTTGTATTATGCAAGTAAGCCCGATCTATGACGAAACTCTGCAGCTCATTAAGACTGCACGCCGGATTCAGCATCAGGGCGGACAAGCGGCGGGAAAGACGGTTAATATATTGGCTGCAATTGCTACTGTACTAGCATCGCCGCATGAATACGGATTTGCAGAGGGTAGTACGGCAACGGTGACTAGTATGAGCTTTCCGCATTTGAAAGCAGGTGCGATGAGGGACTTTGACAAATACGTGTTGCCGGATTTCAACTGCGCAATAAGGCAGTATCGCAAGAGTGACCACACTATTATTTGGCAGAGTGACTGCACATTGGAATTTAAGACGTATGAAACGGAATATGATGCTCGCGGGCCTAAGCGACAGATTCTATTTGTAAACGAAGCTAACACCTTTGATTACATGACGTGGTGGCAACTGGATAGTAGGTCGGAACTGAGTATTATCGACTACAACCCTACGATCAGGTTTTGGGCGCATGAAAAAGTAAAGGAAGAACCGGGGACTGTCTTTAAGAGGTCTTGGCATAAACACAACCCCTTTCTAAGTGATCGCCAACATCAGGAAATTGAGAATATTAAAGACCCTGAACTCTGGAAGGTATACGCGCGAGGGATAACTGGTAATGTGAAAGGGGTGATCTACCCTGACTGGAGTATGGTAGACTCCATACCTTGGGAAGATCCTTTCTTTGCGATTGATTTTGGATTTACCAATGACCCAACCGCTATTGTGAAGATTGAGAAGATACGCGAGAAGATTTACGCTGAAGAAATTGCGTATGTTACTGGTAGCATGACTGCTAAACGAATTAAAGCTTGTGTTGAAGCAAATGGATACGATGATAATTCTATTATCTACTGCGAACATGAGCCGAATATGATTAAACAGATGAAGCTTCTTGGTCTTCGTGCTGTAGCAGCCAAGAAAGGGCAAGGGAGTTTAAACGCAGGTATCGAAAAACTAAAAGAGTATGAAGTCTTTTACATTGGTCGTAACATCAAGGCTGAAAGAGAAAAGTACATATGGGAAGTCAACGAACTTGGCGATCCTACGAACAAACCAGTTGATGCGTATAACCATGCTTTGGATGCCATAAGATATGGAGTGTACTCTCATTTCTATCGTGCTGCCTAAAACCAATGACCTGTATTTTTTCTTTTGTGGGAACAATGTATTTTTTATGAGTACAAGTCCGATAACGATGAATTTTAAGAAGCATGAAATCGAAAACGCTTTTCCTGATATCGCTATTTTCGTTAACAGCCGGACTGAGGAAATTAGGGTTTACAACTACGACAAATCAGAATCAAGAGTAGAGGCTGCAGAAGTTAGCGAAGAAGAAAATAACTTAATCACTTTAAAACTAAAAATAAAAACAATGTCAAAAACTAAACATCCAAACACAAAGGGCGAAGCAGCCTCATTTGCAGAAGGTTTGCGTCAACTTAGCGAACAATTCAAACAGGAATGTGGCACTACAACTGACGAATACGAAACTTACGTAAAGGAAGCCGGAGTAGAATTTCAGGAAACCAGTCATACATACGCAAAGGATATGACTCAGTTGGCAAACCAGTACACACTGGACATTCAATCACTTTATCAGGACATTTACGGTGAAGGTGAGGGCGAAGGCGAAGGCGGAGAAACTACACCACCGGAAGAAATCGTTGAACCACCGCAAGAGCAAGTGCCTCCACCCGAAGGTCAACCGGCAAAAACAAACGTTCCGAGCAATGATCCTAACAGAGTTATGACTCCTGGAAATACGATTGTTGGCGGAACTCAGGTTAATCCAACTGGAACTCCTGAATCTCAACCTCCAAATCCTCCGGAACAAAGGAAGAGCATAAAAGGCAAAGCTTATTAATCCAAACTATTTTTTCTTTTTGTGGAAACCAAAAATGAAACACGCAGACTCAGAGGCGCAAGGTGGTTGTTGCTTTATCTTTGCCTTATTGTTATTGGTGTTAGTCTCTATTATTATTTTAATCGCTAGAGATTTATGAGGAAAGTAGAAGAGGGCGAAACGCTTGCGCCTGTTGATTTTTTGGTTTACAGAAAGAGATGGTTGTGGGGCGAGAAGTATTTTTGTACGTGCGATGAAGTTATGTATCATGAAGGTATATACTTAATGAAAACGAAAGGTCAAATTATTGCAATCTTACCAGAAAAAAGTTTCTCATGCGCGATCAGTATGATGCACTCCCTGTTAGTTTGACTAATCCAGCGAGTAACATCTTTGGAAGCATGGCTAGTCTTATGCCAAGCACCAATGTTGGCTTTATACCTTTGAATGGTCAAGGCGATATACTGCATACTCGGGAATCTGCTGTTTGGCAGAACTTGCAAAACAAACAGATGCAGTACTGGGCTTACGTTTATTGTTCTCCGCTTGCGTCTGTAATTGATCGACAAACTAACGCTGATCTTAATGGAGTTTTGGAGATACTAAACGATGAAGGTGATTACGATACTACTCGCTATGGTAAAGCTGTAGGCAAACGTTTGCAAAACCCTAATCCGATGCAAGATTGGTATGAGTTTAGAGGGCAGCAAATGGTTTATAAGAAAGTATATGGCTATTGCCCTGTATATACTATGGAGTTTTCTTCATCACCTGATAAAACAACTACTTGGTTTTGGAATATGCACCCTTTATACTTTGATCCTGTTCATAACGATAAATTTTCTCTGATAAAATCACCCAATCCTATTAAAGAGTGGAGATATTCTTTTCACGAAGGTACTTCATACGATTTTGAAATAACTATTCCCGCTGATAAAATTATTATACTCAGAGATGGATACATGACTCAAACTGACGGGTTCGGACTTCCCCTATCTAAGATAGCAGGCCTCGAATGGGCTATCAGTAATATCATGGCTGCAATGGAAGCCGATAACGTTTTACTGAGGAAGAAAGGCCCGTTAGGTTTTATTTCACAAGATTCCACTAAAGACCCTGTTGCGGGTTACGTTCCATTGTCTCCAAAAGAGAAAACTGAAGTTCAAGACGATCTTCGGCAATACGGACTCAGTTGGTCGCAATGGCAGTACGTAGTTACACGGCATGGTTTGAAGTGGAATCCTATGAGTTTCTCTGTCGGGGACCTAGAAACCAAGGCTACCATTCGGCAGGGTATCGACTCCATATGCGATAGATTCGGTTATCCTGCCGAACTTATGTCTGGTAAAAATGCTACCTATGAAAACAGAACTTCTTCGGAACGTTGGCTTATCAACAATGTTACTATTCCCGAAAACAAAAGGGATATGCTTAAGTACACTACGTATTACGATACTAACGTTACTTGTTATTATGGAGATATGCCTGTTTTACAAGATGCTGTATTGGCAAATGGTGAAGGACTTAAAAATAGAACTGTTGCATTAGATATTCAGTATAAAAGTGGTATCATCACGAAAAATCAATTTCTTTCAGCGCTTGAATTAGATACTATTCCAGATGGCGATGTGTATTATGTTGAGCCGAAGAAAGAAACTCCGCCAACCAGTGAACCACAACCTCAACCTAATGAATCACCTATAAACGATTAATTATGTTAGATAGTATTGAAGATACACTTGATGCACTTAAAAGAAAGAAGGACGAATTACTTATTCAAATAAGTGGTATTGATTTTTCAATGGCTGTAATTAAAGATTTTATCATTCGTAAAAAATTAGAAGATGCCAAAAACACTTCATCCGAAGATATTGGAACTGAAGAAACGTTCAGCTCCGATAAAGTTCAGTAATTTATCTGTTGGCTCTGATGGCACAATAGGCGATGCTGTTGAAAGTGATTTCGATGGTAGAATCGTTGCAGGCTATGGAGTCATGTGGAACAGTGTAAACGATTATAGAGAGCGTTTCCATAAAGGAAGTGCATCAAAAAGTATTAATGAGCGAGGACCTCAATCCCGCGCTAAGATGCCGATTAAGATGCTGAATTTCCACAATCAAAAAGAGCCATTGGCTTTATTCGATGAACTTTCTGAAAGCGAAGAAGGTCTTTATTTCCGTTCCAAGCCTTTTGATGAAGTTGATTATGCAGACAGGATGCTTATTCATCTTCGCAACAAAACCGTAGATAATTTTTCTATTGGTTGGAATCCAGTATGGGATAAACTTGATTATAATGAAACTGAAGATACATTAGAGGTTCTTGAAATGGAATTGTACGAAATAAGTCCTGTATCACTCGCATCTGATTCCAATACTTATGCAATGCGCAACAAAGCAGACAAAGATGATGCGATATTAGAACTCACTGATGAAATTAACTATTTCATAAAACATCTTCCAAGAGATGTTCAACTCGAAGCCCGAAATTTATTTGCTCGTCATAAGACACTTCTGGAGACTGAGCCGCCCGATGAAATAATGAAGGCACTCATGAAAAGGAAGCCGGCTAAGAAGACAGCAGTTGATTACAATTACTTACTTCAAAATTTTTAAGAATGAAACACAACAATTTTTTTCTTTGTGGGAATAAGCTAAACAGTGATTTCCACAGAGGTATGAGGCGGCATCCCGCCTTGCGTTTCGGTTCTGCGGCTTTCAAGACAGATGCTCCGACTGACGATGATGATGCTGATGCAAAAGAAGCATTATTGGTTCAGGTACGCGCTGCCGCAAAAGAAACGCTTACATCTGACAAACTCTACAAAGAGTTTGAGAAGATGAACAACGAGTGGAAGAAATTTCCACTCGAAGCAGTTCGTGCTTTTTGCGATGAAAAAGAAGGCGTTCTTGCGCGTTTCGCAAACATGGATGCAAAGTTTCTTGAACTGGAAACACGTGCAAACAACTCCGGTCAGAAGGAACTCACACTCCGTGGTCAGATCGAAAAGTGGACTACCGACAACAAAGATGCCATTGCATCTATTAAAGCTGGTACAAGGCGCGAGCTTCCACCTATGGAAATTCGTGCAGTAGCTTCTCCAATGTTGCCTTCAAATACGTATGTTACAACTACGTATCTTCCACCTATTTCATGGGAAGCCGGAGTGAATGACATTCCAAGAGCGCAACCTACATTCTGGGATTATCTTACAAAGGGCGCAACTGACAGTCCTGCTTTTGGTTGGGTTAATAAAACTAATGTGCAGGGTGCAGCCGGTTTCATCGGACCTGGAGTTCTGAAACCGAACATTTCATTCCAACTTCAGACGTTCATATCAACTTACAGAAAGGTTGCCGTTACAGACAAAGTAGCTCAGGAACTTCTGTGGGATATCAAAGGTATGGAAACTCTGATTAAGGATGAAATTCGGTATCAGATTCTTATTGCTTGTAATACAGCTGTATTTAGTGGAACAGGTTCTGCTACATCACCAACTGGTATTACTAAACTTGCCGTTGCTTACACGTTGACAACTATCAAAACAAAAACACCAAATTATTTTGATGTTCTTCGCGCTGCTGTTGCTCAATTAAGAAGCGGCAATCTTACTGGTGATATTACTATAGTTATCAATCCTATTGACTCTGCCAATATGGATATGACGAAAGCAAGTACTGCTGGTACTTATTTAATGC